AAAAAGTCCCTATAGTAGTAATAGTAGAAGGGTTTGGGAAACTGCATTTTTTTGGCCTCCTGTTCCACCATCATAAACCACATAAAAAAGCTTCGAAAAGCACGAAACGATGAGGGGGGGGCGAGGGGGTCAAATAATTGTATCTTTTTTTAATTTTAATTTTTTGGCTTAAACAAATAACACTAATATATATTATTCATGAAAGGATTAATTTATAAAATAGTAAGTGATAGCACTGATAAAGTATATATTGGATCAACAATCAAAACATTACGAGAAAGATTGCAAAAGCATAAATACAGTTATAAAGGGTATTTAAAATATAATAACGAATACATATCATCATATGAATTAATAAAATACAAAAATTGTAAAATAGAATTATTAGAAGAAATTGAATTTACTGACAAACGAGAACTGCACAAACTAGAAGGATATTATATTAATAATACACAAAATGTTGTTAATATTGTAAAAATGACGGGCGAATATAAAATGAAATCAAAACAGCGAATATGTTGTAGTTATTGCCAACAATCTTTATTAGAATCTTCTATGCGTGATCATAACAACTCAACAAATCATATTGAACATGTTCAATATTACATTTGGGATTAATTTATTTTACTGATATAATATATATAACTGTATTATGTCAGACTCAAAAGCGAAAGCAATAAAAGAATTTTATGACTCTCTTGGTATTTCAAAAGTTAATAAAAAGCATCTCGAGAACGAAACATTACATAAACTATATAAACTACCAAAAAAAGATAAGAAAGGGGAAATAGTTCATTGGGATTGTTATAAAAAGAATAGTATTCATCAAGCAGATATACTATTTTTACCAGATGATAATGGATATAAATATTGTTTAGTTGTATGCGATGTAGCTTCTAATACCACAGACGCAGAGCCATTGAAAACAAAAAACTCAAGTGAAGTTCTTAAAGCGATCCAAACCATATACAAGAGAAAATATTTAAATGAAGTTTCTTATGAGCTTTGTGTTGATGCGGGGAGTGAATTTACAGGACAATTTAAAGAATATTTTGAAAAAAAAGGTATTATATTAAAAGTATCTCAACCATCACGGCACAGACAAACGGCAGTTGTTGAAGCAAAAAACAAGATAATAGGTAAAGCACTTTTGATGAGACAAACCGCACAAGAGATGCAAACAGGTGAAATTTCAAAAGAGTGGGTTGAGTTCTTACCATTAGTAATAAAAGCAATTAATAAAAAGTTATCACATGCAGTTAAAGAAGCACCAGAAGAGAAAGCCCCGATAATTACAGCACCAATTTTAGACAAAGGCACACGGGTAAGGATTCAATTAGACGCCCCGAAGGATGTAGCAAGTGGCAAGCGATTACATGGTAATTTTAGGGCATCAGATACAAGATGGAGTATTAAAATATATACAATTGAATCACCATTAATAACAGAAAATAAAAATGTATTATATTCAATAGAAGGGATAGAACATACGGCATTTACTAGAAATCAATTACAAGTAGTCTCACCAGATGACCAACAACCACCAGAGTCAATTATAAGAAAATTCATAGTAGAAAAATTATTAGATAAAAAGAAAATAAATAATAGAATTAATTATTTAGTAAAATGGAAGCATTATGATAGAACAAATTGGGAGACAAGAATAAAATTATTAGAAATAGCCCCCAATTTAGTAAAAGATTATGAAAAAAAATAACAGAAAAATCTCACTTGAAAAATATATTTTATGACTTAAACATATAGATATATATTTCATTATCATGGAAACCAAAAAATTAATTCTATCCTTAAAAAGTAAAAAAGATTTAAACATATTTCAAAACGGATTAATAGACGATTACATTAGACAATTCAGATTAATTGAAAAAATGGAAAAGAAGAAATTTAAAGATGAAGACCGTTTAATGAGGTTGGAAATAGAATACAACGATTTACAACAACTACATGAACAATTATGTTCAGCAGATATTTTATAACAAAATAAATGCACCTTAAATTTTACGCTTATAACCATTTCAATATTTATTTGAAATGGCTTAAGAAAATACAAATATATTATATTATCAAGTATTATAAAAATGAAACCAGAATTATTGATAAAAAGAATTGTTTATCACGGTGATTTAGGAAAAAGTATAATACAGTTTTGTTGGAAATATTCTACAAAACAAGAAGTCAATACAGTTGAAAACTTTTTAACTGATTTTGGTAGAATATTAAAAAAGAAAAAACATATTGGAAATATGTATCCATCATATTATCATGAAGAATGTGGCAATTGGCAATCTTCACCAGTTGTAAGAACGGGCGATGTTGTAGAATTATATGATCCCGCTACAGAATATGGAAATAAGAAAATACCACCATGTAAAGGAATAATAAAATTTGATATGTGTTTAGAATATACAGAAGATAAGGGCGGAGTTGATGATAAATTTAATGATTGTTTATATAAATGTTTATATTTGGGTTGTAATTCAAACAGGAAAACAATACCAGAAAAAATAAGAATACCATCAAGATTAAAAACATTCTTAAAATTAAATAGATTTGAAAAAGTTGATTCAAAATATATTAAAGATATTGACGAACTATTTAAGACACATAAAATTAATTTAACAGGAGATGAAATATATATATCACCAAAAACAAGCAACTTAACAATAAACATTAAATTAAAAGATGGTCATTATACTTTAATAGATAATAAAGATAGAAAAACACCAAAGAAAATAAGATTTAATATTACTGATGATATGCCAGTATATATATTTAAAAGTAATGTAGAATTAAAAACAACAAAATATTACGATGGTGTTAAATTTATAACTATGCCAACACAACAATTTTATAAAGATATTAAAAATACATATAAATATATATGTTATAAATCACATAGTGACAATATTGAAAAAGAATATGATGAACTACAAGAAACAAGATATCAATTATTTACAGCTACTAAAATAGATATATTTAAATATGATCATCTTCATAATTGTATATTAGAAACATTAATGAAATATTCAAAAGCATTAACAGAGCCAGAAGAAATAACCAATGAAGAAGCCTATTTTATAGATCAAGCATATATGGGAGGTTTAAGATGGTGTGAAAAGGATTATGAAGGTCAATTATACGGTATTGATAGAAATTCATCATATCCAGCAATAGTGTCAAGTAATCGGTTTGTATTTCCAGTAAAAGCAGGAACATTTAACAAATATACACAAGAAGAATTTAATAAATTAGAATTTTATTCATTTGGAATATATCATTGTCATATTGAGAATGACAATAGAAAACTGTTTTCCAGTAATAATAGAGATTACTACACACAACACGATTTAAGAAGAGCCAAAGAATTAAACATGAAAATATCAATAATTGAAGATGGTTCTTCAAATGCATTATTATATGAAAGAGATAAATTAGTTAGGGGTGATCATGTATTTGGTGCATATGTTGATAAATTCTATGAATTGAAAAAACAAGCCAAAAAAGACAATAATAAAATATTGGGTTCTATTTGTAAAGACTTCTTAAATTTACCATGGGGGTTAATGTGTAAGAAAAATAAAAAATCAATGGTCAAAAAATATAATGCTGATTTTAAGGCAGGCGATGGATTTGAACTGAATGAAATACAAACATACGGTAAACAAGGAGGAGAATTTATATTAACTAAATATATTAATACAAAGAATGTTTTCAAATCAAATTATGCAAGATTAGGAGTATTTTTGACATCATATTGTAGATATCAAATGTCTAAGACTATTGAGCCTTACAGTGATCAAGTTAAACGAATTCATACAGATGGCTTCTATTTAACTTTTAAACCCGAACACACAAAAAACTTAGTCATTGGGGAAAATTTGGGAGAATTTCATTATGAGAAGGAGGGCATATTTAAAATAAAGAATATGAGCGAGATGATTGAAATAAAATAAGTGAAATTTTTATGTGTTGAATATAATTAATTTTATATAGATTAATTATAAATAATTTTTACAATTTCAAATCTGACTTAAACAGAAATATATATATCATATTATACAGTATAATGGAATCAAAATTATTACTCGCAATTGGACTAGGAGATAACGCATGTGCAAATTACTTTTTTGAAATGAACAAAGAAAATGTTATATATATAGACTCATTTTATGTTTGGAATGGTGATTTATGGATCAAATCTGATAAATTTGCAATAGAAGAAACCATAAGTGAATATTTTACAAAAGAAATAAAACAAGAAATTAATACAATGAAAAATTTAAAAGAAATAACTATATTGATTTCATCAATTAGAAGTATCTCCAGTTCTAAAGGATCAAAAGGAATTGTTGATAAATGCATACCTAAATTTATTAGATATATGCAAGATAAAAAAATACAACTTGATACATCAAGACACATGATCAACTTTAAAAATGGTCAATTAAACTTAAAGAATGGAGAATTTAAAAGCCGTGAAAAATCTGATTATATCAGTAGAGCATTAAATTATAATTATGAGATCGCAGAAGATGAAAATATTAAAAATAAAGTTGAATTAATTCTAAAAAGAATTTGCAATTGTGATGAAACATTATATTCATTTGTTTTAACGTGGTTAGCCTATTGTATTACCGGAGAAACAAATTTACAGAAATTCTTATTACTTCTTGGACTTGCTGGAAATGGAAAATCAACACTATTGGAAATAATGGAGCTAGTTTTTCCAATATATGTCTCAAAATTAGATCACAAAACATTTAATGAAAGATATGAAAAAGCATATAAACAGATCATCGGATTACAAAACATCAGACTTGCATATATTGAAGAATTACAGGCTGAAAAATTAGAATTGAGTTTATTCAAAGACATGGTTAATGGCAATGTAGCCAAAGTAGAAGAATTATATAAAACAACATTACAATTTACAATTAATTTTAAAATTATGATAACAAGCAATTTAATGCCAAAGTTTAAACCAGACAAAGGAATAAAAAGACGGGGGGTTGTGTGTGAATTTAAAAATTATTTTACATCAGACAAGAGACAAGTTAATGGATCATCAATATTTGTAATTGAAGATGTAAAGAGTGTATTTTCAAATGATAAATTCAAGCATTGTATAATTGCTTTATTATTAGAAAAAACAAAAGAAATATATGATAAGGGTTTTGATATACCAGATACATATTTATCTATGTTTTCCGATATATGCGACGAATTAGATAGCGTTAAACAATTCATTGATAATAATTTTATAATTACTAATGATACTAATGATAGAATTTCTAAAAATGATTTTGTAGCATTTTATAACCAAGAGAATAATACACGAAAAAACTTTACAGATTTATTAACAAAATTGAAAGAATTAAATATACAATATGAACGAACATACAGAGTTAATGGATGTAAAGGCTGTTTAGTTGGTATACGACAAAAAACTGAAAAGGAAATAGAAAATGAAGGAACAGAAGACACCAAAAAACAAGTGGAAGAGTCAGATGACGAAATAAAAAAACAAATTGAAATATTACAAAATAAATTATTACAAAAACAAAATAAGAAAGTTGAAGAAGTTAAACCAATTGTTGAAGAAGTTAAAACAATTGAAGAAGAAGTTAAACCAAGTGTTGAAGAAGTTAAAACAGTTGTTGAAGAAGTTAAAACAATTGTTGAAGAAGTTAAAACAATTGAAAAAGTTAAACCATTAGTCAAAAGAATAAAATCATTGAATGGTAAAACATACCAAAACAAAATTAAGAAAGAACAAGCAATAACACAAAATCTATTTATCACAAAACCAAAACAAGAATCAAACCCCAAGACTAAAAGCCCAGTAAGCCTTGACGAAGACGATGAAATGTTTGATGGTTTAGATGACTTGAAAAATAAATGTTCAACAACATTAAAATTTAGTGATTTTTAATTTGGCTTAAACGAATATATCTATAATATATTATCTAATATATTATGGTTAAAATTGGATTTTGTAAAACATGTGATTGTATGATTCATCTTACAGGTATTAAAGAACATCAAAGATCAAGACAACACACAGAGGCATTAGAATTTTATGAAGTTAAACAATTAAGTATAAAATTACAAAAATTGAAGATTCAAGATTTGAAAAATAAAATAATATTATTAAAAATTGAATTAGAAGAGTTGAAGGCAGGACAACCCTATTATGAATAAATAAATAAACTATTTCTTAAATTGATCTTGAAAATCTTGAGTATATGAACCCAAATCAGTGGCAATATGCATTATATTGTTCATATCTTTAGGTAATGTTGCGCTTATTTCTTCGGCATTTTGTTTTGTGACATTTTTTTCTAATTCACTATTCATTAAATTATTTTTAGTTAATATTGTATGAACAAATGTTTGACAGTTGTTTTTCGTGTGATCATATTCATAAAATGATTGACCAATTTCTTTTCCATTATTCAATAAAATATTTATTGTTAATTCTTTATTAAATGGAACACTAAATAATAATTCATTATCTTCATTAACAAAATTATTTAATTCTATTGATGCATTTTTCTCAAGTCTAAACACTTCACCAGATTCTAAATATATAATTAAACCATCATGATAAATATCTTTATATCCGTTTCTTTCTTTCAATTTATCGACTTCACCTAAAGAAGCAATACTTAAAGCCGTTGAAATAGCTTTCTGAATTGGTTTTCTTGAATAATTCAATTTTATAATTTTTACATCACCATATTTATTTAATAACATACTTAATCGGTCTGATACTTTTGACGCCCTTAATTGTTTAGTATAGTCTTTTACTTTTCCTATACCTTCACTAATATTACCATAAATTGTTTTTGTCTTACCTATTAAACTTTTAACATTATCCCAGATTTTTCCTAACAATCCCATTATATATATTTATAATAGAAAATTAATTCACACTTGCTGAATCATCATCAATTGATTTTGATGTTAATAATACATTGTGATTGAGTGTAAAATTACCTTCACTAACATCGGAAATAAGATTATTTAATTGCTTCCAAGATTCAAAAACTTGTAAATTAACATCATGTTTTTGAATTGTTCTTAAACCTATAACATGGCTTAATTCTTTTTGGTCTTGTGCTTTACTTAACATATCATTAAATAATTCATCATCGGGCATAAAACTATAAATTCTATTATCAGAAAAATTTAATTTTTTAGCAAGGTTATAAGATGATACAACAACTATAAATTTGCTTTTCTTATGTAAGAATCTCATATTATTAACAATCTTTTTTAACTTATTTCCAACTAACAATATATAAGCGTCAAAATTTTCAACTTTAATTTTTTTCAAATTTGCTCGATCACCATCATTCATAATCAAAGAAAATATTTTTTCGGGATGCAATAAAATATAAGTTTTATCAGATGTATCTAAATTGAGTTTGGTATAACTATAATCATCGAGCACAATGCAATAAACATTTGGTAATAACCATTTTTTAATAACATATTTCAATTTACTTAACACATTTGTTCTTTCTAGTTGATCAAATAACGAACTTGCTACACTTGAAGCAATCGGGGCGAGAATAGAAATACTACTCATTTATATAATATATTTAGATAATATATTATATTAAAATATAAAAAATTAATTAATTAAAGTTGAATTATCATCTTTATTGGATTGTTCTAATACTATTATTTTTGCTTCTAATGTCTTTATTTTCAATTTCAGTTTATCAATACTTTTAATGTCTATTTTTTCAAGTTGTTTATATATATCTGTTATACATTCTTCTAACAATTTGACTTCTTTATCAATATTAACAACTTCTATATTTGCACTGTCTCTTTGTATTTCAATGCATTCATGACTGTCAGAACCCGCAAGAAATATAATATTTTTCTTCCTTTCTATATCCATATAATATATGTTTATAAAATAAAAATATCTATAAAAGAATCCAAGAAATGTGTATGTCTTGTGGTAAACCAGATCCTGCACCTGTTCCAAATACTCCTGTTCCACCTCCTGTTAATACTAATGATAAAGCTCCAGTGTTTATCACTGCAAGTTGTCCACAATAACTTTGTATAATTCCTATCGTTCCATTTGTATTTGTAACCTGCACATTATAATATGATGTAACTAATGGTCTAAATCTCGTTGGCATTGCATATGTTGTTGATACAAATGGAAAAGAACCGTTGCAATTACCTGAAAATAATGGTATTCTCATTGTTACTAATTTTCCAACTCTTACAATAGTATGTGTAACTGTTGCAATTGTAGCTCCTCCAGTATAACATGTCCATGTGGCTGAATATGAGTATTCCTCATAATAATTAAAAGAAGTAGCCGTTCCCCCTGATGTAGGTAATAATATATTTTGTGGTGATAATGTCCCGCAAGAAATAGCCCCAGAAGAAGTAATAGCCCCGCAAGTTATACTATTAGCACCAACACTCAATGCACCTGTTCCCGTTATGGTTGTCCCTGAAATAGCACCTGATGCAATAATCGCCCCCCCGTAAATTGTATTTGCATATGCATTAATATTTCCTGTTGAAGCAATCCCAACACTTTGCACAGAACCACTTGAAATGAGATGAGTTGTTGTGACAGTTCCACCCACATTCATATCACCAGCAACACCAACTCCACCGGCACAAATAATCGCCCCTGTAGATGTTGAAGTGCTAGGAGCAGTATAAGTTGAATTAATAACATTTCCAACATTCAAAGCATGAACAACCGTTGAGTCCCAACTAGCGTATAGATTTCCATTTGCAGTAATATTTCCTCCAACTATTCTTTTAGCACAAGAAATTCCACCTTTAACAACTAAAGAAGCCGATCCATCAGTATAAGAGCTTGAATCGTTTGTATTGTTTATAATTAGATTTGTTGCTGAACTCAAATTAACATTTGGTGTAGCGTCTGTCGTATCTAAAACCAACATATTTGTATTTCCCGCACTACCTAAAATATAACTTGATGAACTATTGTCTTTTAATGTAATATTTTCATTATTATTATATGTTGTTTGACCAGAATTTATAGTAATAGTATTTGCACCTGTTATTCCAATAACAATATCACTAGTCAATGAAGAACCACCACTCAAATGACCTTCTATATATGCAATATCAGCTGTCAGGTTATTTCCACCAGTTCCGATATCAATAACATTATCAGAACTAATTCCAGTTCCTCCAATAATTGATGCATAATTAAAATTATAACTACCATTAATTAATTTACTCATTTATTATATAATAGATTTATAAAATAATTTTCTTAATATAATATATAATGAATATTGATCCTAAATTTTTTGAAGTTTTAGAAGCCCCAAAAAGAAAACTAGACCCCCGTTCACAATGCCTATATGATTTAAAAATAGATACAACTCACCCTTTATTTGTAGAACAAAAAGAAAATTTTGAAATGTTCCCCGTAGAAGTTCAATGTATATTTTTTGAACAATTGAAAAAGGATATAGAAAATTATGACGAAGTTAAAAGAATGGCTGATAGAGAGAAAAAACTTAAAATAAAAATGGCTGAATTATCACAAAAAAGAAGAAAGAAAAATATGAATATATTATATAATGAAAATTAATCAAAATCCTTTAATTATATTATTCTTTAAAATAATATAATAAATAAAAAAACACTAAGAAAATGTATATAAAATTTGAAATAATTTGGGTAAAATTTGAAATAATTTGGGTAAAATTTGAAATAATTTGAATATATTTTGTGTAACTATAATATATAAATGGTAAAAAAAATTATTGAACAAGATGATGACATTGAAATTGAAGCATTAGAAGCATTAGAAGCACCAGAAGAAATGCCAGTTGATAGTAATACTAAATTCAAAGAAATGTATGTTTATGATCCTAAAAGTAAATCTATTAAAACTATAATGCAAAAAAAGCAATCAAGAAAGCATTTTAACGAAGATAAGATGAAAGAACATATGGAAAAAATGAGAATGGCGAGACAGTCAAAACTCAAAGCAAAAAAGCAACCAACAGAAGAAACATTAAAACCAGTTATACAACCAGTTACACAATCAAATATACGGGATTTAATCCGTTCTGAACTACTCAATCACTTACCAAAACCAAAACCCCAAGAAGAATATGAAGCACCGAAGAAAATAGAAATTGAAAAAGCAAAACCAAAACGATGTAGAAGACCAGTTCATAAATTAGAACCACAGGTTCAAGTTGAAAACAAAAATATAGAGGTCCCAAAATCATTTATACCACAAAATTATATTTCACCATCTTTTTCAATTTTTGGATATTAAATTTAATATATATAAAATTTATATTTTTTATATATATATATTATATAAATGGAATCATTACACGATAGAAAATTACAATCATTAGTTAGTAGTATTAAACAAAATACTTTTAATAGTTACCATGTCTATCCAGATTTTAACCCATCAACACTTCCAAAACTGAAAGTTAATTTTGTGGATATGATGAAAATATCACCCGAGAATAATTTTGAAAATGCCTATAATATCCAGCAACAAATGAGAAATGCCGATATAAATAACCAAGAATACAGAAAATTATTTTTAGAAACAGTTGATAGAGATATTCAAACTATAAAATTACAATTAGATAATCCAAATTTAGCACGCGATACATCAGACCATTTATTTGAAGAATTAGAATTAAAATTAAAATCTAGATTAGAACAAACAGATCCAAGTTTTAACCAAAAAACGAATGCAATACAAACAGAAATAGCCACATTAAAAGCACAATACGAAAGACAAGAAACAAATACAATAATTAAAGATTATAAATTTATGGCGTCAATAAGTGGCGACCCAATGATAAGTAGAGCATTCATGGACATGCCTAGTATTACACAATCATATAATAAATTAATTGATATGGGAAATAGAATTGAAAATAAAAGAATAGAATATCAACGAGAAAAAAAGATAATGGGCGGCAAAGAAAAAAGAAAAGAAAGAAAAGAAAGACAACAACATACAGGAATAGAAACTTATATACCTAATTTGTTTGATGAAGAGGGCAATATAGTTGTAGATCCAGCAGTTGAGCCAGCAGTATTACCACTTGGAGAACCCCCAGCAGGAGCACCAGCACCAGCACCAGCAGAAGCACTACCAGCAGAAGCACTACCAGCAGGAGAACCCCCAGCAGAAGTAGGAGCAGAAGCAAAAGCACCAAAGAAAAAGAAAAAGAAAGAGAAAGCAGGAGGAGGAGGTGGAGGAGGAGGAGGAGGAGGAGGACCTATACTCATATCAAAAAAGCCAACACTAAAAGCGGGATTAGATGACCTACTGCAAAAAGTAAAAGACAAATATGGACCAACCAGCACAAATTATGTAGAGGGTATGACAACAGCACAAATGATACAAGAAGTTAAGGTTTTAGAAGCCAAACAATTGATCAAATCCACAGGTTTAGAAGATAGAGACAAAAGATTAAAGGAAAAAATAGCTAAAAAAAAAGGTAAATAAAAATATATTCTAACTATAATATATAAATGACACTTGCAATAAGCCCAGTTAAAACAACCCCGCCAGAAAATCATAACATACCCCATTTTATGATGCAATTACCTTTTAGATTAATAGTAATAGCCCCAACATCAAGCGGTAAATCTACAATGATACATAATATATTATCTAAATCACAATTTAATTATAAACAAGTTTTTAAAAATAATATATTCTTATTTTCACCAAGTAATAATTTTGATGAAGTTTTAGACAGTCTAAATATAAAAGATGAAAATAAAAAAGATTTTATGGATGAAGAATTTATTGAAAATATTATAGATGAACAAAAAGAATTAATAGAGAAGAACAATAAAACAAAAGCACCACACATATTAATGATATTTGATGATGTTGTTTTACAAATCAAGAATACAAAAGAAAACATTTTAAAAAAGATATTTTTTTATGGAAGAAAATATAAAATTAGTTGTATTATCACAAGTCAGAAATATAAAGCTTTACCACCAGATTACCGATTGAATGCGTCACAATATATATATTTTTTAAATGTTAATGGCAAAGAAAAACAAGCAATAGCCGACGATCAAGCAATTGAAAAGAAAACATTTTTTAAAATATGGAAAATGGCAGAAGATGACGGGCAATATTCATTTATTTATGTTAATATAAAAGAACCAATTAAAACAAGATATTATATAAATTTCTTAAAACGAATTATTATTAAAAAATAATCTAACAATATACTATAATGGATTGGACAAAAATGTTTACTGATTTAGAAAATTATGGAAAAAGAAAAATGAATAACTATATAGCAGAAAAAGCGTCCGAAAGTAATGCAACAATATATGCTCCAATGGCAAGAAATAGAAATACTAATATAGGAAGTAGACCAATGAGTTTTAATGATAGATTAGGTAAAGCACTTGAAGATCCGAATTTAATTGGAAAAGCAATGTCAAATGCTCAAACACTAGGCAAAATAGGGGGATTTTTTGGATTAATGAATAAATAATTTTAGTTTTATATTTATTTTATATACATATAATATATAAAAAATGTTCTGGGACTCAATGAAAAAAGGGTTATCACTAGCATGGGACCGCACTAAAAATTGGGTAGGAAAAGAGATTAACGGATGGAAAACAGATCCAATAGGCAAAATAAAAGGTATAGGCAGTGGACTTGCATCAGTCGTGGGTAAAATTTCTGAATTAGTGGGAGTAGCAAAAAAAGCGAGTGACTTTGTTAGAAATATACCAGTTATCGGTGATATAGCAGCAAACACGCCAGGGTTATCAAATGCGATGAATATTGTTGACACAGCCGACAAATATAGGGGGACTGTAAATACCGCAGTTCAAGGTGGAAATAATCTACTTCAAAGACTACCATCAAAACAATAATATTTTTAATATAGAAATATAAATAATATAAATAATATAATAAATAATATAATATAAATATATTTTTTATCAATAATTTTTTTATCTACACAATATATATAATAGATATGGAAACAGTAAATACTCGTGATCGTTATGGTAATACTTCTTTTAATACTGGACTCGGTGAGGTTCCAGAATACTTACAATATAAGAAAAAAGCAATTCAAAATTGTGTATCAGCAAAACGAAGAGTTAAACAAGATATTGTAACAATACCAAATGTGACAGCGGGAACAACTATACCAATTAGAATTAACTCACAAAACTGGATAGATCCACAATCACTGAGAGTAGGATTTAATTTTAACTTTGTTGGAACTCCAACAACATATGCCAAATTTAATGATGATACTGGTATTAATGGTATAGTAAAATCAGTAAAAGTATCTTCAAATTCTAAAAATTTAGAATTTATTTCAAATTATAACCTACTTCAAAAAATACAATATTCATGTTCTGTGTCAAATGACTGGAAGCAAGCCCAAGGTGGTATGCTCGAAGGCTATGGTAGTTATTTGTCATCTACAAGTCAAGTTTCATCAGCTACTAATGTTGTCAATGGACCACCCCTTAAAACTGCTATTTCACTTGCTACATCTAATGCATATTCTATCGCCCTTTGGACTGGTATGTTAGGACAATGCCACCGCCTTTTACCCAATATGTTATTAAATATAAATATTGATTTAGAATTTGCCCCGTTTTTAGATTTCTGTGTTGTTGATGCAGGCGCAACATCTTATCAAGTTAATAATGTTTACATAGTATATGATGAATATGTCGTTAGTGATCTATATAGACAAGTATTTGAAGAAGCAGTAAGAACAAAAGGTATTAGTTTTGATTATAATACAATTACTAACTCACAACAACAAATAAGCGGAAACACAACAAATATATCATCAACAATTAATGACAGTGCTAAACAATTACTATCAGTTTATACAAGTATCCGACCGAGTGATGTCGCAACAGCAAATTTTAAACAAGGTAAAACAGGAGGCACAGCAGGTGGTTTGGCGGCAGGTGTTATAGGTTATCAAGATGCAACACTTGCAGGATATTGCACAAATTTAGAAAGTGTCGCAGGAAAAAAAGTAATTTCAGCTCAATACAAATTAGGCACTACAAATTATCCAGAATTTCCTTTAACAAAATTAGTAGATATGTATCAACTGTCATTACAAGCAATGAATCGCGCAAATTCATTACAATTAGACATGCCATTGTCATATAATAAATATGTCGGACCATGCAGAACATTTTGGTTAGGTTGTGATTTTGAAAATTCTAAATCATCTGATAATTCTCAATATAGTGGTATCAATACAAGCGGACATTCTTTACAATTAAATGTTCAATTATCAGATGTGTTGGGCTCGCCAGTTGATGCTGGTGTAGTAGTTCCAGCAGTCGATAACCCAGCGGGTGCAGGTGCCGAGGTGGCGGGTTTTGGATCAAATGGTGGTGCCCCAAGTTCCTTTTTCCTTGTTGATTTCTTTTTACTTCATAGTCGTATATTATCCATCTCGCCAACAGGTGGAGTAATTATTGATTATTAGATATTTTTATTAAACATATAATTAATTTCTAAACTAATTATATAATAATGTCAAAATCAATTCAAGTTTATGTAGATTCAACTTATGCTTATTCAGGCTCAACGAATAATTTCACTTACTATTTAAAAGAACCAATTAAAAATGTATCAGCCTTTAAAATTACAAGTGCAGAAATACCATTGAGTTATTACAATGTAAGGTCGTCAGGTATTGACGCAAATAATACATTCATATTTTCTGAAGATGGAGGACCAACAACAACAACAGCAACTATAACAGCAGGTTATTACACAGCAACAACAATAATTACAGCCCTTACAACAGCAATAAATACAGCGTCGCCACATTCTTATACATACACTATAACATATAACACAATAACAGGATTAATTACAATTTCATCAACTGGTAATTTTAAAATTATGTATGTATCAACGGGGGTTAATGGATGGCTAACAATAAACTGGCTATTAGGTTTTAATCAAATATCTAATAGTTCATCAACTTCACAAGTAGCCCAAACTTGCCCATTTTTTGATTATTATCAATATCTATATTTTAAAATTGGTCTAAATTTCAAGGGAAATTATGATGAGACAGGATCAAAAAACAATATTATAAAAATACCAATTACAAGCCCTCAGGGTTCTATACAGTATTATTTTGATGTTTCTGACAATAGATTTGATATATTAGGTAATGGAGCATCTGATATTATAGCATTTTTCACGATTCAATTATTAGATAGTGACAGTTATTTTGTAAATTTGAATGGTCGTCAAGTTTCATTAACTATAACATTTTATTATGACTAAATATATTTTCTTGACATAGAATATAGAAATGAATTTTTATAAAACTATTTCAGGAACATCATATTTTTTTTACTATTTGACTTTTGGATATTTCTTTAGTTATGATAAAAATAGATTGGTTAGACAACTATGTGTTGATCAATGGAATGGAAAAAATATTTTGGAAATGAATAATATAGAAAATATTAAAGTCAATGAGTAATAAAGAATTTATGAATAGACTTGAAAATTTATCAAAATTAAAAAAAGAAAGAACAGCCTTAAAAATTGAAATGAATAAATTGATGGATGAGATGGTTGAAGATAGAAATACATTAAATAATATTAGTAGAAATAATGTATTGAAAATACAAATTCAGAAGTTAGATATATTAAATGATAAGATCAAAAATATAGAAAGTTATATTATATATCAATGATTTATAATGATATACTATTTTTCATTAATTGTTGTTCAGTTATCATGTCTTTTAAATCTGGCTCTATTTCTTTTAAAGATACTTTCTCAATATAGGTATCAAATTTTTTTATTAGAAAATATTTTAAATTTTTATTTAAAATATGTGTTTTTGACAGTAGATGTGTCTTAAGGTATCTTTTTCTCAATGTCTTTGAACAGTATTCACAATATGTTTTGATTTCGTTTTCAGCTTTCTTTATAGGGTCATTGTTATATTTTCTCATATACTCCCTCATATAAACTTTATCATTGGTTGGCATTCGTAATATAATATATGAATAGAATTAAAAAAAGATACAATTATTTGACCCCCCCGCCCCCCCCTCATCGTTTCGTGCTTTTCGAAGCTTTTTTATGTGGTTTATGATGGTGGAACAGGAGGCCAAAAAAATGCAGTTTCCCAAACCCTTCTACTATTACTACTATAGGGACTTTTT